CTTCTTTTGAGATATTCATGTAAGAGGATTCTGCACCATAGCCTGAGATGCTGATACGATAATAAAATGGGCCTTTAAAAGATTCGATTAAATCTTCTTTCTCTTTCTGTGTAGCCATTGGCTCATACTCATAGTTGTTAAAGATAATACTAATATAACATTAAAATTGCTATGTGTCAAGTCACTTCTTCAAATAGACTTGCAAATTGTGTGCTTGCGTTTACAGTCTTTTTACCAATAGCACCGCGACTACCAATTACACGCATCCACAAACGACTGTGATCTTCTATAAGTTTCATTTGTTTGTCAAGATCATCAAGTTCAAATATACGCTTGATTACGTCTTTTACTTCTGTGCGTTGAAAGTTGTCATCCACAAGTTCTTTAGGATAATTGCCTTCATCATACAGTCTGTTTGTTTCCTGCACACTGCGAACATGTGTATAAATGTTGTGATTCATTAGCAGTGCATAACTGAAAGTATCCCAACTAGTTTTGCCTTCTTTGCCAATCTTATTTAGGTCACCAGGTGCATATACACATATATCATTTACTTTCATTAGGTTTGTTATAGGACTTGGCATCCAATTATCATATATGCCAGCACAGTGATCATCATAGCTCTGTGTATTTTTAGCAAATGCTCTATCGTCAGGCGCATCTTCCATTGCATACTTCCACTTGCCATTGTGTGGCATGCGATAGTGTGTGTACTGTTGTCCATTACTAGTTGCTAGGAAAGGACTTGCACAGTCAAAACTAATGGTAAAGTTTTCATTATACAAACTACGAACACCACGTTGTATAGCAGTAAGCACACCTGCCCATTCTAGTTTACCTGTGCCCAGAACATGCATCCAGTCATGCTGTCCTTTTTCTAGCAATCCGTCATGCATTAGTGTTACAATACGTTTAAGGATAAGATGTACATCACAAGCATTTTGTCCGCCCATAGCATATCCTTCAAAGTGTACATCCGGATACTGTGCAGGATCACTGAACTGTTTCATCTGATCATACCACAAGTCCGCTTGTGCGTGGTTCTCACCCTGAAATACGTTTAGGAACTTGCAGTCTCCTGTGCGATTGCGTATAAAGTATTCATTGTTAAACGCTGTAGCATCTGCGGCTTCCTGATAGGAACTTATCTGTGCGGCTTCTGCACCCTCGGGCGAACGCGATAACCAAGCAGGAACATCCAGGATCATGCCATAGTCCATGTACGCATCCATCCACTTTAGCACACCATCACGTTTTGCTTGTGCTTTAGCACAACCACTGCCTGCTTTCCAATCACCAGGCCATTTGCCCTTACCAATCTGAAAGCCACCACTATCGCCCAGCATAAAACTTGTGTTACGATCTCTGTCACGATACATGCTTTCTCTGGGCAAGTCCTTGTCAACGTCTAAACTACTGTGTCCTGCACTGTGCAAACTCCATTTGTAGGTCCATAGTGCATCAGGACGTAAATAGTCCATCTCTCTTACATCTGCACTAATAGGTTCAGGTATACGTTCAGACAGTACACTGGGCTCATTTGTACCAGCACTGTGTTTAATTTTGCCTGTTACGTTTACATAAAAACTACTAAGAGCAGGCAGAAATACTGCATAGTCACGTTGTAGTTCTGTTAGATTTGTTGGAAGAGTCATTACTTACTTTGTGCTGGAAGTAGATAGTGATATTCTGCAAGTCCACTATCAACAACTATTTCTGCAACACCATCATCACTTAGTTTAAACTGTGTATCACCACCAAGGCTAAGAATCTTACTTACTTGCTCTACAGGCCATGCCCAACCTTTTGTTACACTACCGGATACATCTGGCTGGAATACAAAGTTGCCTGCGTGTGTACTGTGATCACCAAAGTAGAATTTGAGATCTCCGCCTTCTGTTTTAGCAATAAATGTAGTTTCTTCACTGTTGGCACTGATCATAAACTTAAAACGTTGAATACTTGCCACACTAGGTTCAAATTCAATGCCCCATTTTACTGCCCGCATCTTAACAGTCTTTAGTTTTTCATTAATAATTTCACTTGCCATAAAGCGATAGTCATTCTTAAAATCACCGCTTGCGTTACTAAATGCAATACCCACAGGCACTTGTTCACCATTGCGTTCCTGTGTATTAATACTAATATTTGCATTTTCTGCATATTCGGGGATACGCAGGATAACACCCAGTTTGTCAAGATTAGGCATACCAAATGTGCCCATAAAGTCTGCTACTGGTGTTTTAGTTGTTGCTTGCAGGATAACACTACGATCCTCTGCAAGTCCTTCAATTGTTGTGGTTTCGTCTGTGCCTGTAACTTTTACAAGACTAATAAAGCCAAGCGAATATGTATGCTTAACTATGTCTAGTAGATAATCTTTCATAGGAAATTCCTTTACTGTTTAGTGTGCCTATATTATATTTAGATTTTGAGATCAAGTCAATATTATTTTTTATGTTTGACTTCAACAAGAGGTGCGCCTAATTTTTGTGAGGTTAGTTTGCCAGGCCGTTTTACAATCATAAAACTGTGTGCGCCATTGCAGTAGTTTTCCTGTTTAACAATATCAAAGCCAAACATTTGAACCATGCTTGTCATAAGTGTTTTTGTATTGTAGGCTCTATAGTCATTAGCACACAGATCCAAACTGCTAATTTGTTCGCAATCGTTGTATGTGAATATAAAGTGCCCGCCTGGTTTAAGTAAATTGAATACCTTTTGTATTTCTGTTTTGATAGGATCCATAGGCCAAAAATCATAACTGTTTATGCTTACTGCTAGACCCAGTTGTCCTTGTGGTAAATCCAACAGATCATTGTACATCATTAATCTTCTATCACTAAAAAAACTATTAAATTGTTCTTTTACTTTTTGTTTATCTACTACATTACCTGTATACAAATACAACGGATCGCATGCTAAAAATGATCTAGTTAACAAACCATTGCTAGGATTAAGTTCTATACCAGCGTGTTTCCAATCACTAAAATCTCCTATTTGTAGTTTCATAAGACGTATAAATTCTGGATCCAAACTTTCAATACGACTAGTCATAAGTTCTAGGTCAGGATTTGTTTTATCGTGTGAATCATAGTCTCTGCGTAATATTTTTACTTCTTCATCGCGTAAGAGATTAGCAATATGTTTGTTAAGTTTAGTGTAAGTTGAGGAATACTTATTTCTTAGCGAGATCATTTCAGAAAGTGTTTGTACAATCTCTGTGTGGAAAGTTTTGTCTTTAAATAACTTTTCCTGTTCTTGGAAGTACTGTTCATGATTTGTTAGGTCAGACAAAATGTTAAGAGGGAAATCCGCATTTTTTGCTTGCATTTTTGTAAGCAGAATCATTTTGTCTAGTTGTTTCATCGACAATCTCCGCTTGTATTTATATGCGCATATTACTCAAATGAGAATAAATCGTCAAATGTGTTTGCTGTATTAGTAAGTGTTTGAAGATCCCAGTTCAGCACATCCAGTAAGTTTCCTATTTTCTGATCCACAATAGCATTACTCATTGCTTCATCATCAAAGGGTAAGTCTTTGAACCACTGTGGAAGATGTGTCTGATCAATAGGATATCCTACACTTGTGTATCCCAGAGGATTAGGCTTTAGTTTACAAACAATAGTTTTAGCACCATCAACAATACTCATGCTGTACTTGTCACCGTTCATTCTACACAAATTATTCCAGTTCATTGCCGCTCGAACATGTCCTGGCATGTTTGCTTTACCCAAGCGTTTTTCTTCATTTGTAAATTTTGTTAAGTTGTTAACACGCTTGGGTGTACCTTTTTCCCAGCCTGGACGTTCCTTAAATGCATACTTGAACTCTTTTATTTTGTCTACAACGTAGTCTTTATCCTTGCCCGTTAGAACATCCAGTAACAGTTCACTTAAAAAGTCCTGCATAAAGCGCGGAGTATCACTGCGTTTTAGATCCAGACCCATTGCTTTTACTTTACCAGGCTTGCCGTCCATATCCAGACGGAAACCTTCAAGATCATATATTAATGCCGCATAACGCTTCTTTGTGATATACAAACCTTTACTTGCTACAATCTCTCTGCCGCCTTTTATTATTTCTCCGTTCTCACGTGGACAGTGAAAAGCACGTTCCATAAACACAGGAAATTCATCATTGACTTTGTCTGCAATATTATCATACAACTGTGTGCATACTTCCTTGCCCCACTTTGCACGATTGTCTTCAACTTCTGTTTGCATTACAGGCCATGCACTAAAGTACACACTGTCTGTATCACCATATATTATACAATCACCTGTGTGTTCTTCTTTACCTGTGAGGATACCATTTACAGTTTCAGCCATGCGTTTTGTAATACAACGTCCTGTAAGTGTTGTGCTTTGTCCTATCCGAAAGTCATAAAAGCGACAACCAGGATTAAGGATAGCACCATATAAACTGTTAAGATTAATCTTCTTTACAAGTTGTCGCTTGTCCCAGTATTCAACATCTCCATCTTCGTCCTTTGCACGTTTAAGTTCTTTCTGCATGTCCTTACGTTCTGAATACCAGCGTTCCAGTAGCCCAGGCACAACGCCCTTGCGTTCATATGTAAATATAGTTCCATTAGCACTAAGTGTCCAGGGTTGATTGCTGTCAAATATTAGTCGCCAAACATCGTGTGCGCTTAGTGTATCACTGTCACCGTTCTCCCAGTCAATAGTAATCTCTGTGCCGCGCTCCATGTTCATCACTGCTTGATATTCTCTACTGCCGAACTCCCCCTCCCAGGCCTGCGCAAAACTTGTGCCGCCAGCAGTCTTTTCGCGTAGCATGTATTCTGTCATTGTTTGACGCAGTTGTCCTACGACTGTTTCTGGACCCATGTTGAGAGCGCGAATAACACTGGGATATAGACTGTTTATGTCAATAGCACCTATCCAGTCATGCATACCCTTCTTAGGATATGCAACATAAGCACCAGCCGCCACTACTTTAGGACCATCGTCTCTGCTTTTGCGATTGGGCACAACCATGCCCCGGGCATGTGCATCATTTATAATTGCTTGTTCTGTTACTGCAACTGCGCCCATTGTTGTCATTAGCAACACTGTGTTTTCATGTGCAAGCACATTTGCAAGATCAATAAAACGTAGTTTCTTATCCAGTTTGTTTATTAACAAAACATCCTGTCTGTTGTATTCAATAAACTTCTCGAAGTCCTGATTGTATAATTGATCCAGGGTGCCTTCATATGCAGTCTTGCGTTCATCAAGTTCATATTCTCCGATAGCATCCAGACTGTAACTGTGACGTTCTTCATATGTGTACTTGCGATACAATTGCATGTAATCCAAATGCACACGGCCTACTAGATCAAATGTACTTTCTTCTTTGCCGAATCTATCAAATGTTCGTTTACGAGGATGCTGTCCAAATAAACAGAAACGTCTTAAGTCTTCCTTGCTTAATACTCTTGTAATTCTATTGAACGTATAGGGTATATCATATCCTTCACTGTTCCAGCCACTTAGTATATCAGCATCTTCAATTAAATCCATAAACGTGTTTAGTAAGTCCGCTTCATTGTCAAACAGAAATGTGTTATCAAACGCTTTGCATATATCCCGCGCTGTTTCCATGGTCATGCTTTTGGGAGGCAGTGCCAGTGTAACCAGTTGTTGTACCCAGTCCAAGTACACTGTAATAGCAGTTATTGCATTGAAAGGATCCTCTGTTGGAGAATAACCACGCTCACTATCGAAGTCAACTTCAATATCGAAAAACGCTGTGTGCAGTTTAGGCGATTCAGCACCCAAATAGTTTTCTTCCAGACAGCGGAATACAGGATTTATATCACTTTCATATAGTTTCTTGCCGCTCTGTATTTTAAGTTCCTTGTGGAACTCCTTGCTGTTGCGTGTTGCAAAACGACTTACTGGCGTATCAAATATTGTTTTGTATTTGCCGCGAGGATCATCATAGTAAAACACATAGTTTGCAGGATATTCACGATACTCACGCTGACCGTTAACACGTTCCACAACGTGTATACGATCTCGTTCTCTATCAAACCATGCGTCTACATAACTCATTTAACAAGTCCTACAAAGTATATTAATGTTAACAGAACATTCATTAAAAGTACACTATTTTCTCGCCATAAATATCCCACTAGTATCCACAGTGTATTTGCTATTATAAAAAACCAGTGATGTAAATACATTTCAGGAACAAAACTTGCAAGACTAGCGGCTATAACCAGTGTTGCAGTTGCTAACCATGCTAACCATTGATAGGGTTTCTGTTCTACCACCATTGTGCCGCTACTCCATAACCAAATATATTAATACATGCAAAGTAAAAAGTAAGAAGCATAATCCAGGCCGCTCCTCTACGCCAACTTGCATACAGTTGCGTTATGCTACCCACAAAGAATCCTGGATACACAAGTAGCATATTTGGATTATCTGCATTTATGGCCAGCATAAGACTAGCGCCTACTGTAAACACAAAACTTATAAGTTCAAATGTAAATGCTGTAGTATCGCTGGTGTAACTGTTTATCCAGAATTGTTTTACTGATTGCACTTAGATTTTGCCCACTGTGGCAAGAATGTTTTCCAGTGTAGCGTAATCATCACTATGCTTGTCGAAGTCTGCCTTGTAAGCAGTCCTAATTGCTTTGCTTAGTACAGTAGGTTTAATCTGCATTTCCTCTGCAATTGCTTTTACTGTATCTTTTAGGCCACCATTTAGATCATCAACTTCCTGCATTACAGTTAGGCCTTCGTTGATTAGTTGTGTAAGTTTTGCTTTTTCTTCACTTGAAAAGACTCTATCAGTCATGTAAATACTCCTTATAGATTATCCTGTATTGTACTACTTTAATCCTTGACTGTCAACACTAAAATCATAAGTTAAATATTCACCACTGTTTTGTTCTCCAGGACGATGCTTGTTATACTTGCCTATCTGTTGGCTTACGCCCTTTTCGCTCCTGCCCTTTGCACGTTGCATTTGTTTCTTATTGCTATCTGTTGCAGGAATACTGTAGTTTTTAGGCATCATACGTTCTGGCTCTAAGACCCATACATAGAGTTCAGTACCGTCATTGTTTTCTATGTGATTAAGATATAGACTTTCTTCAGGTATTTCCTGCTTGATAGGATATCCAAGCATTTGTGTAATTGTGTTATATCCAGTAAAAGCACAGAACATTGCAACAGGTATAACAACAAACATTATTAGTGCGTTTCTATAAAAGTGAACTCCTATTGCTAAAACTATTATTATAAGTAATATCATACTAGCAAAAAATGGAAATAGATTATAATCAAACATTACAAACCTCCTCCTTCAACAACATCTCTTCTGCCAGAACCACTGTGCATGCTCTTTCGTGTAATAAAGTCGCTGGGTGTTGTATTGTGTCCTAAATACGCATCATCATCTGCTACACTAAATCTTACTAAACTTATGTTTTGTCCTGTCTCAACGTAAGGATATGTTGCTATAAAAGTTTCCACATATGGATTAATTTTAATTACTGATACAGTCATATTACCTGGCAAATCCTGTCGGGCTGTGCCTTCATAACTAGTGAATTTTCTATTGTATACATGCGCCATTACTTCATATTCACCTGCTATTGTGCCTCTTAATGTAACTACTTCTCTATTTAAAAATATAGTTTTCTTTTGACCGTCTTTTGTTACACTGTCATTACTTGTGCCAAGATCATCCTTTTCCAAATGCATTAGACCTACACTTTTAGTAAGGAAACTTACAATGTTACCAGCAGGATCTTTTATCCATAAATCAACATCGTCATTAAGATGGTGATCCCATTCAAGCACTACTATGTATTCTGCTTTTTTCTCTACATCTCCCTGTTTAGCAATAGGATTAATTAGTATAAATGCAATTACAAATAGATATACAAAGCCTATTACTAAATTAAATAATAGATCTGTAAATCCTATACTGCTTTTGTATTTGAGTCTGTTATCTGGATTCAACATTGACTAACTGTACCTTAAGAACCTGACTGCATACCATACCCACTAGAGTTGTATACAATGCAGTACTCATGCCCAGTGCCATGTCCGTGAGTGCATTTTTAACACTGCCTGTGTCATTTACATTTAAACTTTCAAAACTGCCGCCCAGCATTAAAATAAATCCTATCACTGTGCCTATCATACCCATTGCAAGTAATAGTTCAGTAATAAACCATCCAACATTTGTGCCGCCTGTAATATTATGGCCATTTGAACTTAAATGTGTTAACCAGCCTATATACATGCTACTAAAAAACCAAGTAATCATTATGGCAAAACTTAATCGCGTTGTATCCTTTGCAAGTAATTCATCTATAAAACCAAAACTATAGGCAGTAAACAATACCGCACAACTGGTGCAGAATAGCAACCACCATCTCAAAAATCGTGACATGTGCGCTCCTTAATGTATTTATATGCTATTATTTGAAGTGCTGAATTATCTCAACTATTAGTGTATTGTTGCCTTTTATAAGTCTATGATAGACTGCTTCAGGAATAAAATATTCTCTTCCCGGCACAAGTGCCATGGGTAAACGATTATCTAATTGTAAACTCCAACCCGAACCTTCCAGTACACGAACAGTACGATCTTCTCTATCACGATGCCAGCACAAATCGCTGTTATCTGCGTCTTCTCTAAATGTTCTGTGTTTAATGTTAGGTGCGACTTGGTTTTCCTCGTAAGGTTTTACCACCATTGTCCGCCTTTAACTCCCAATGCTTTATATCTTGGAGTACGACACATCCAATAGCGTGCCGTCATTTTATCATTTGCTTGTTTACATTTATGGCGTGCGACAAATGAACGCACTGCTCCAGGATTGCCTGCTTTAATTTTAAGTCCTGATGTATCGCCCCAGGTTATGCGTTTAACACGCCCTGTCTTTTTATTCATTACATACACATAAAACTTTTTAGGACCGCCACGCTTTGGTGAATTAAGTTTTACTTTGCGGCCCTGATACTCTGCTTCATCAAGTTCACCAATACTCTCTTTATACATATTTAACTCATATGGTTTTATTTTCTCGTCACTGTGGTAAACTTGGATTTGCATAACTCCACCTTTACCCATGAGTCTGTACCTGTTTGTTTTACCCTCAGATGGTTTTCTAGGCCCAGTTGCAACTTTATTATCAATCTCTTCTGGATCAATCTCTACGCCATAAATTTTCTTTGCCATGTCATATGCGTGTTGCATTGCATTTGAAAAACTATTGTGAAATAGTTCGTAACCATCAACAGTTTTGGCTTCATCAAGTTCATTTGTTACTTCTATAGGAACATCAAGCGGAACAACTTCACCGTCCACTATAATACATTCACCTATATCTGTGTTAAGTAGTTCTTGATCCTGCCAGTCCAAGTTTAGTTTGTCTGCTACTTCACGTACCTGTCTGTAAAACTCTGTAAACGCAGGTGAACCGGCACGGAACATACACTCTGTAAATGGTACACCCATTTTAACATGTTCACGAATAGCGTTTTGTATATCCTCAAACTGACTTTGTGTTAATTTTTGAGTAACACCACCTTTTTTATATGTCATTGAGGTTGTAGGTTTAGCACCGGGTCTTGCTATATTTTGTGTAGCACTTATTTTTTGATCATTGCCTAACGTATAACTAATTTTACGTTGTTGTGAACCATCATAGCGTTGTTTATTTTGAACGCCAAAACCAGCCATTTTCCCCCCAACCGTTTTTGTAAAACCAGTTTCAGGACTACCTTTTACGTCAATTGAAGCACCGCTGCCTGTCCTGGATGTTGCTTGTTGATAACCAGGAGTAGCATCAGGTCTAAATGTTTGCTTTGCTTGTATGCCTTGAATCTTAGGAGTTTGTACACTGCGAATACGACCACTGCGATCTTTTACAACTGTACCCATGTCACTGCGAGTTGTTACTCTATTTGCCGCTTTGTCTACAGTAGTTTGAACACCTTGTTTAGTAGTTGTGTTTACTGGTTGCTCTACAATGAAATCGCTTGCTCTCATTAGTTCTTAACATTCTTTGCTTTACCCCTACGATTCTTATTAGGGTCTTTACGCATCTTGCGTTTTACTGCACGAGCAATGCCTGCCTTGCCATCCTTTTTACCGTCGCCGTCCTTGTCTGCATTTCGTAGTTTAGCGGCTGCACTCTTACTTAAACATTTTGGTTTGCCTTTGCCGCCACCGTCACCGCATTTACCTACACGATTTCCCTTAGTGTCATAGCGATCCCAGCCGCCGCCTCCAGCACCGCCTTTTTTGCCTTTGCCGAACCATGCTCTTAGGTCTTCATCTAGTTCGACTAGTAGCATTACTTTTTCTTCTTTTTCTTACTTTTGTTGCCCCAGTTAGCCGCACCTACTTTGCGACACTGTACTAGTGCACCACTTGCATATGCACTGGGCCATACTTTATAGCGTGCTTTTACTTTACGATAGCAAGCGTCTTTCTTCTCTGCTAGTACATCAAATTCTTCTTCAGTAATTGCTTGTGGTTCTGAGCTTTCCTCTACTTTAACCTTAACATCATTACCATGTTCTTTTCGTAGTTTATGAAATGCAGATCTAGCATCTTTTTCAGATTTACCTCTGAACATTTCTTTACCTTTAAGACTTATAACATAATCACCTTTTTCTTCGTCTAGTTCTAGACTTTCTTTTAATGCACTTTTGTACATCTTTACTGCTTTGGCAAAGTCATCGTTTGTCATTAAACGTTTTGTCTCAGGAAGATCCGGATTATCCACAGCCATGCGCACACTACTGCCATCTATGTCTTTTTCTTTCTTAAAGTCCATATAGGCTTGCATCTTTTTAGGATCTATTTCACGAGCTTCATTTGCTTTAAACAAATCAAGTTGCTTAGGAATCTCAATAGTCTTGGGTTTTTGTTTTTCTTTCTTTTTGTCCTGTAATCTCGCTAGGGCTGCAAACATTGCATCGTTGCGTAACTGTGCAGTGCTCTTATATTCCTCAAGTTCTTGTTCAGTAATATCATCTACAATTTTTGAACCAACAACTTTTTCCATTGCACGTTTTAGCATGCCAAGATTCTGGTTAACACCTACTTCAAGATCAGGATCCATGCTTTTTGCTTCAAGTTCACTTTTAGTAAGAGCAGTAATTTCCATTGCCTGCTGCATTCTGTCACCCTTGCCCATCATAACATCACGCACTAGTGAAACTATCTTGTCTTTGACTGCACTGCGTTCTGGTGAAAAGTTCTTTGCAATTACTTTTTCTGTATCTGCAAGTGCTTTGTTTTCTTCTAACTTCATTTCAAAGCCACCAACTTTTATACCATAGCGATCTTCTAGTTCGTCAACAACCGCATCATAGATATCCTCGTTATCATCTCCTGGATTGACCATTACTTTTACTGTAAGTTCTGTAGGCAGTTTGTCTAATGCTGGACCATCAAACGTCAAGTCACTGACTTTAACTCTTACTGCACGATCTTCTGTTACAAACTGACTAAAACGCATTTCTTAATCCTCAGGCTGTTGTTCTGGCGTACTACCCAGTGCGTCTCTATGTGCTACTTCATATGCTTCATAAGCATCACTAAGTGCTTGTCTCATATCTCGAAGTGCGGCTGGATCTCCTCCTGCTTGTGCAATCTTCATTTCAAGCATACCGCCTTCACGCACCATCTTTTCTAATGTGTTAATTGTTTCTGCCATCTTACTAAATGCACGATCAGCATATTCATACTCGCTTGTGCCTTCTTCAATAGCAGTTTTCATAGTGTCAACATCACTACCTGCGGCTCGCTCTGCTTTTAAAAACTTTGCAAAACGATCCTGCATTGTTTCTTCTACTTCATCTTCTGCTTCAGTTACAACTGGCTGATAAGGATTAGCGTCCTGAATCTCATTAAACTTATCCAGTAGAGACTTTGTTTCCATAACTTGCTGACGCTTTGTGGTAGTTTCCTCACTGGAAGTAATATCCACCTGTTCGTCATTGTTAATTGCGTTTAATTTTTGCACTAGGCTTGCGAAATCTGACATTACTTTTTACCCCATTCTGAAAACTTACTGTCTTTAACCATCATTTTATTCATCATTTTTTGTTTTGCTTGATCGGGCATATTTGCCATTGCAGCAGCCTTCATATAATCTTCATCATCGCCAGCGCCGCGTGTTGCCCCAGTTTTCATGTTTGTTGACATTTTAGGCTTTGGCTTTGGCATCATACCAGGAGTCTTCATCTTGCCTAAACTTGCAATGATATCACCAATTACATCTTCGTCTTTTTCGTCTAGTACATCCTCATCAACTGTTTGTTCTAGGATATAGTCGCCGTCTCTGTGCATTTTAATGCCCTTCATACCCTTTAACATTGCAGGTGTTAGATCAACACCCATGTCTTTTGCAATCTTTTCTAAAGGTTCGAATCCTGCAGCGCCACCTTCATCACTTAGTTTCTTCTTCAGTGCCTTAAGCATTTTGTCCATGTCAGGCTTTTCTTCTTTTTCTTCTTCTTCGTTAACTGATTCTTCTACATCTGACAAGAAGCCTTCTAATTGGTCTCGAGGAATATCCTTTAGTAAATCATCTATTGCTGTATAATCTCCTATGGCGGCATCATCTTGCATTTGTTTAGCGACTTTCATTAACAATGCTGTAGGATGTCCTCCCATATCATCTTCTTCATCTACTGATTCCATTGACATAGCATCTGTCATATCACCAGCAACAGGAACAACTGCTAGTTCTACGTCTTGAAACTTCATGCCTTCTAGATAATGTTTTACACTGCCCAAGTAATCACTTGCTTTAGTAATTTTACTTGCTACCCAGCCATCTATGCCTTCCATTTCACTGATGTCTTTCATCATTTTGTGAATACTCACTGCATACTTTGCTGCTTTGTAAAGATCGCTTCGTGCCATTTGCACTTCATGATCCAGTTCCATCATATGTGCTTCATCGCCCATATGACCTTCGTTGAGTTGTTCTTTCTCAACGTTTAGTTCTTCTAGTTTTGTAATAATATCACGCATTGTTCTGTTCCTGTTTTGTGTATTTTATATTTATCGTTTGATTACTGGCACGTTGTATACTGGATCCTTGCGTTTCTTCTTGCCCTTTTTGTTTACTGTGTAACCAAAAGGATCCACTGCTTGACGCTGTTGCTTTTTGGTAGTACCGGGTGTCATAGGAAAACTAATTGTAGCAATGTTTCCGCCAGCACTTGCTTCCTCCCTAATTATAATATCTCTAATCTTCAAACTGCGTCTCCTGTTTTGTAAAGTCATGCAGTGTAACAGCGTAATCATCTTCCTGTCTTAATGATACAATCTTAAAATCGTAATCAGGAGCATCCTCTAGATGCACATACAACATATTACAATCTGTAGTAGCAAGCGGAATGCTATATAGACGTTCAGTAATTAGTTCGTCATTAATATATACCCTGTAGGGTGCAGCATCCTGTTTGCATTTTAATTTAGCTCTTAAATACATTAGTCTCTCATGTTAAACGCAAAACTTACTTGCCTTGCTAGTTGTATACCTCTGTCTCTTTCTGCTTTCTTACTGCTCTTCTTCATTTTATTTGCTTTAGCACGCAAACGTTTTAGATCTGTCTTGCTTAGTGCTGATCCGGCGCCTTTTCCCAAATACTGTGCTGCCTTTCTCTTTAAACTTCCTGGGCGGCTGCCTGGTTTACTAGGTCTTTCCATTACTGGTCTGGAGAAATCCTCAGTTAGAGTCTGTAGTTCCTCCATCAGGTTCTTTATTTTGTTGTTGTTTGGCTGATCGTTCTGCATCGTTCTGCTCTTTTTGTTGCTGAATCCACGCTAGAGCTGCTTTCTTACTAGGTGGAGTGTTTAAAAATCTTTGTGTCTCGTTGTACACTTTGTCAAAGTTTTCTTTTCTATCAAGGTCTTCTAATCCTCCACTGTTATCAATAACGAAGAATCTATCAGGTCTAAAAATCTGTTGAAACTTCATTATGTTTTCTTGCACTTCGTTCCATAATTGAGTAACCATATCACGCGGTAAAGTTCTTTCTCTTTTTTGGTTACGCTGTTGCGCAACCTCTAGGCTTGTGTTAACAAAAATCATTGCAACGTCATATCCAACTTCTCTTAACTTGTTTACATGCTTGCTAATAATATTAGGATCTTTTCCTGTACCATCAATAACTAATCCTATTCTGCCATCAATATACTGTGCTTCTCTTGACTTTATTAACGTTTTTGCTCTTTGCCGAATCTCTTGACCCTGAGGTGATCCTATAGTAGCAGGATCCAGAGCAAGATCCTGTTTCTTCAACAAGTATTCATACATGTCATCACTGTTCACTGTGCGTAATCCTGTGCCGCCCAATAAATTTTGTGCTACAAAGCCCTTGCCACTGCCAGGCCCTCCTGCCATAAACACTGCTTTAAAAATATGTGGATCATTTATTCCTTCATCTAAATTAAATGCACTTGTAAATGTTCCCACTATCTTGTCATACATGCTCTTAGGCTTTTGTTTTTTCTTAGGCTTTTTGGGTTCGTCTTTCTTTTCATATCCAGGAAAATTAATCTGACTACCCAGTGAGTCTGTTTCCTCTTCCTTAACACAGTTAGGAACCATTCTATTGCCTTTTTTCTTGAATCCTTTTTGTTGCAACAAAAATGATTCATTATACTGTGTTACTGGCGGCACACGACTGCGTGTTGCATCTTTGGGATCTGTTTCTCTTGCGCCTCGTTCTCGTGCATCCTTTGTGAGCCTGCCCTTTACAAGATTACCTGACTTTGTAAAGTATGTGCCTGGCGGTGCTTCCTTTGTTTCGTTACTCTTCTTTTTCTTACGTCCAGCACAGTGCGCACGTTGACTAAATCCTTTAGGATTATTACAGTCAATACTCTTCTTATATTTTGCACTCCACTTCTCAAATATGTTTTGCCACTTGTCCGCAAACCAATCCGCTATCTCCTCATCCAGTGTTTCATCATAGCGAAGTTTGCCGGGTGTGCTTTTCTTAATGCGCAGTGGGCGATGCGGAAACACACTGACTACTAGTCCACTTGCAAGTGGCACACCAATACTGCCTCGTGTTTCTCCCATTTCAACACTGTCATACATGTCTTTGTAGTAGGTCTTTTCAAATTTGTTAACTAGATCATACAATTCAAATGCGGGCATGTTTACACGCATTACATTTAGATCGCTTCCTGTGTTAAGTGCTACTAGCCATCTGTGATGTCCATCCATAATATAACCATCACTGCTTACAATTACGGCTTTAGTGTTAGGCCCTTGTTTAATATTTTTGCGCATCTGTTTCATGATGCCTTCATCACTGAACTCTTTTTGCATTGCTCGTAGTTCACTAGCAGGCATTGTATCCTTAGTAAATTTTGCACCGTTCTTTTTTAAGTATGCGTAAAATAAATTATAGTCATCACTTTTAATTTGCGGCATGTCCTTGCGTTTTACGCCCAGTGTATCCTTAGGGTCTGGACGTTCAATACGCAGTTCGTTCATCTTCTTAGTTTTCTTCTTCATAGCATTAATGTACTTGCGATACACCGCGGCGGCACTAACTTTGCCTGCTGCCTTTGCACGTTGTTCCATTGCTATGGCTGCTTGAATTTTATGTGCGTGTTTTTTGCCACTGCGTTTAATTTTGTTTACACTGGCCTTAGCATCCTTTACTGTAGCAAACTTTAGTCCATGTATTGTTCCTTTTGGATTTTCGTCTGTATACAAGTCACTATGCTTCTTACTGCCAGCGGGTTGACCTTTTTTACGAGGTACACGTTTACCTTCTGCCATATCCTCAGATATACCTAGGTTAAACAATTTGTTTGGAGTTGTATTCTTTGTTGCTTTCTTGTCGTGAAGTTTAGGCTTACCAGATCCGAGACCCAGTTTCTTTACATTCATATACTCGCCACCTACAGGAACATCCTTAGTAGCGTTCTGTTTTGTAACGATGCCTACGCCGCCTACTTCACTTAGTTTCATTATGCAGTTTTGCCTTTTCCAAATAATTGTTTACGTTTTGCAAAATCCTGTTTTACTTTTTTTTTAATGTTATCCAGAATATTTTCTTGAACTTCAGGAATAAGTCCTATATTATCACGAACTTTCTTGATCATAAGCATGATATCGCCATGCATAGGACTGCCCATGGGACACTCCATTTCTTTCTTATAAAGTTTCATTAACAGTATACGTCCTGCTTTGTGATCAGGTGCCATTGGATCGCCACAGTGTTCACCAATTTTTTTACTACCCACTAGCATTCCTCTTGCAGGATGTGGTGATTCTTTTCCGCCTGGTTTGCTAGACTTTGTAAATTTATCTGTGCTTTTTAATTGATCTTTTGATTCTGATATATCCCTATCAATTCCTTTGCTTGCTGTGCCACCACGTGTACGCTGTGCCGCTAGTTCTCTGTATGCTTCCTGAATACTATTGTTGTAGGTTGCTAGTAGATCCATGTAGCGAGGTAAATTATCCTGCACATTTTTAGCATCCTTCATTGCACCAAGTTTAGCAACATCCATAGCCATTTCACTTACTTTTTCCAGCGCACTACTTATACTCATTGTCCCTATACCGCGAATAGCAATTACACTATTCATTGGATCATCTTTGTTAAAATCCGTAATCTCTTCTGTAACTGGTGTAAAATGTTCTCGTATACTCTCAGCATAGTAAGGATTATCCGGATCAGCATCCTTTGCCTCATCAGGCCACCATTCTAAGGAATACTTCATTCCACGTTTAAACATATCCTTCATTGCAAGAATACGCTTTTCGTATTCCTTAGGTGTTGCTTCTGTTCTGCCGTACACTACATCCAAGCAAAAATTAAGTGTAACAGCATTTGCAGTTAAACTTCCGCAACGTGCGCCTACTTCATTTTTAAGGTGGTCAATAAGTATACTGCCACTACACTTGGCTAGTTCGTCACTTAAATCCTCATCTACTTCTAGATCAATATAACTGTAAACAAAATCATAGTGCGGTGCAGGCGATCCGTGTAGAATATATTCGTCTCTAACCACAATACGTTTAAATCCATCTTTGTGATGCCACACAGTTTGTTCGTCTGTTGCCTCATCAGGTTCGCCAAATGTTTTTTCCAGGAACTGGCTATAATCAGCCGCTTCAGGATGATCCCATTTGCTGTAATCTGCCTCGTGCAGTGTTTTATATACTTCTTCCGGTAACATGTGTCCACCTTCCATTATTGCTTGTTCTAATAGTGTATACTGTGTGTTATATTTAAGATGCTCCAGTCTCGCACAAGCCTCTACAATATACTTGTCGTCCGCGCCTAGTTCAATTAATTGTTCTAGTATTTCATCTGCACGAATAAGTGTTTCACTAATTTTTTTAGTCATTGTGCTATGTATTCTTGCATCATATTTTCCGAATAGATCTGTGATCATACGCTTTTGTGTATCATCATCAGCACGGGCAAAATTTGCACGAAACTCACTTGCACTTTGCATGGGTTTGCCAAGCACATCAAACTGTAGTGTAGGAACAGTTATGATATACGCATTTTTATCCAGTGTGTTCATATCCTTTTGCACTGGTTGGTAGTAACTGGGCTCACCGTCTTTGCGTGGTTGAAAAGAAAAGCGAGGATCTTCAGCCATGTCTTTGTCACTGACTGCAAACAACGCAATTGTGTTTTGGGGATCGTAGTTGTCTGTAATCTCAACTGCTTGGTATGGATTTTTTACCTGAACAACACGGCTTGGATCAACGCCCGTAAGCGCCATCATTGCTCGCTTCTCTTCAAATGTGAATGGGGATTTGGGGGGATCTACCTTATTACTGGTAGCAATAAACACACGATTCTTGCCAAAACGTTTGACAAGAGCATCGTAAACACTTTTATGTCCTTTGTGGAACGGATGAAACCGCCCCGGATAGATTACGAGTGTATCCATTGTAAATCCCTAAAACACAGTGTATTTATGCTTTATAGATTTTCCAACAACCAAATGTAAACAGGGTTAGTAAAGTGTAGTGTTGTTTGTCCGTTCCAACTTAGTTTAGTAGCATCAAAACCATATGCTTCCTGTGCTTCTGTATCTGTGGGCGTAAACACTAGTGTCTCTTCAGTGTCAAATGTAAACCAGTCCAGTGCAATATCATCAAATAGAATACTAGATATTTCCACACGCTTGTCAGCAACTATCTCATCCTGTTCTATAATTACATCTGTTTTGGGATCTTTGTTAGTGTATTCAACAACCAGTGTGTGTTCACCGTCAGCAATGTCCGCATCAAATTCTATTGTTTGGCTATGTTCACAAAAACCGCTCCATTTAGATTCGCTGTCTAAACTAACTATGACATATGGATGTTCACGCACTGATTCATGTGTAACAATATCCAGTTCAATCTTTATGTTAACTGTTTCCATTGATTTGCTCCAAGTCTGGTTGGAATTTGTGATATCCAACGTGTGCTAGTTTAATGCTAGTATCCGCCCATACTTTACCGCCCAAGCGTCTATGTTCTCTACAGAATGTCCAGTCCTCTGTTAAGTATCTACCCTGACTATCAACACTGCAACGGAAAAAATCATATGCATATCCTGATACACCATTTGCATCCCGATATTTTGTTACGCCCGCGTCAATCATTTGTTTGAATACACTACGCTGAATTAACATAAAGCCTGTGCCCATGGTGCCTACTTCAGTAAGATTGCCTTCCACTGCACCATTTTTAAGTGTACTTACCACCATTTTTGGGGGCAATATTTTTTGTGGGTATATGCCTCCTACAAGTTCGCGATCGTGTTTAATTAACTTAATAACACTGTCAGGTGTCCACTGTATGTCAGCATCCACAAACATAAGATGTGTAGCATCTCCTGCTAGAAACTTTGCCGCACAACTGTTGCGGGCTCTGTTAACATTGCTTTCATTGCTAAGTGTATCCAGATCAAAAGGTACTTCGTTCTTAACAGCAAACGCTGTCCAGTGTATATAACTGTTAAAACATGCTTCTGTTATCTGTCCCCCATAGCAGGGTGTCATAAAATGTATTTTCATTGATATTTCAGTTTGTTTAGGAGTTCATTTATTCTGTTTACTTTTGGAGAAAGAAAATGTTGCTGATTGTGTTTTAGTACATCGCTGATAATGTGTTGTATTCTAATGTGATGCTTATCAGTTAGTTGTGTTAGATCATAACTAATTTTAAGTAGGCTAGTCATGCGCTGTTTATGATCCTGTTCGTCGTCATAGGTTTCTCTAATAACATCATGAAATGTTTTGTAACCTAAATCACGAAGCAGTTGTAGACTGCCTGGATTTCCTATTATTATAAATGGCTGTAGATTTAGAATAGGCTTAAAAGTTTTTTCTGTAATAAAACAGGTATTATTGTCAAAGTGTGTTTCCACAACAAAGTTAAAATATGCATCCCTAAAGAAATCGTGATTTACTAGTTTATGATTATTGTGTTCTGAATCAGAAAGATCATCACAATAGAAAGGTACACTAAGTTCGAAACCCAATAGGTCCTGTTGTAAACTATCATCGAAATCAACCCATTGACTTATATCATCTAGACCCTTATGACTTGTGTGGTACTTGTAACCTGTATAACTGAAATAACCATGTTTTAGTATATCCATAGTATACATATAACTTGCGTAGATTTTTCTGTGTGCCTTGTCTGCTCTATTAAGACATGTAAACTTTTTACCTCTACGCTCTAGATTGTGTTCCTTAACAAACTTGTTTTCAATAACCTGAAGATATCTATAGTACAGTTCATTATTACAAAAGAATATAAATGGGTGTGTATCCTTAAGCAAATAATTACTAGTCACTATTCTTATGCTGTCAATACTAACGTTCCATGTACTGCACATGCGTTCTATGCTATTGTTTATTTCTGGATCTGGATTATCACCTTCTGAATAATAAAAAAGCACACGAAAGTCACCACCTATAAAACGATTACGACTGTAATCATCCATTAGTGCTATGTAATCTATTTCAGGATCCCAAAAGTTTAGTTCAATAGGATAGTATGCACTAGCAGTACCTGTAATATAATCCTTTACTAGTGTGCAGTTCTGTGCTACTTTATCCAGTTTGCAATATTTTAAAAAACGAAATTCAAAACTAAAAGGAGGATTCACGCAAAGATCCCACCACTGTGTAGTGTTGGGTACAAGTGTGTCGTCTTTTATTAGGTTCGGAAGAAATCCGTGCGAATTGCTCCTATCGAACAACCATTGTATCATTGATTTGCCTTATTGGCCTGTTGCTTCTACTGTAATATCTGAGACGTGTGGAGCAACACAATCTATTATTGCTTCTACAACACGCTCGTCTAAATCTTCTGCCAGGGTAAATTCAAAACTTTGTCCTAGTTCTGTTTCATAATATGTGCAATCACCGTCATCATTTTCATTAATAACTGTTTCACAGAATAGATCAACTGCACTGACAATTGTGTCTACTTGTTCTTCCGTTAGGTCATTTGCTGTGAAACGAATGTAACTCATTAGTGTGCCATATAAATGTTGTTAATAGTGCCAGCAGTAAAATCACTTACTGCTATGCGTATCCAAACAAAATTTCCAGTAAAATTATTAAAGAAACTGTTTGTAATTGCTGTGCTACCATCACCTGTTATAACTGTAGCAATGTCTACAAAATCTGTTGCAGCAGGATCTTTTCTAAGCGAGCCCTGTATTTTAACTGTACCTATTAGTCCAGTAACACGAGTCTGCACTGTGTGTACGCCATCACTAAATCCATAGTAACCATCACCTTTTACTTTATCACTGTTAAAACTTGCACTGCTACCATCATAGTTACCCGTGCTAGTGCCGAATGCAGTTGTTGGTAGTAGTGTGGTGCTGGTAGTTGCTGGCATTTACTGTGTGTCCTGAATAAGTTCTACTATTTTACCTGGGCCTGCTAGTTCGCCTATTACTGCTTCTAGTTGGCTCATTATTTCTGCGTCAAGTGGCGGCTTTGCTTCTTGATTGTCTCTTAGTAGTTCGCTTACTTTAATAACAAACATCTGTTCATTGAGTTTAGCCATAATATACTCCTTATCGTATATTTATGCTTCAGTCTTAGGTTTGCGTCCGCGCTTCTTATACTCTTTAAATGTGCCATCTGGCTTGATATTATATGCTTTTGCAAAACGTTCTGGTGTCATGCCTTCAATATCATAGATAGCGCCTGCAGGCATTCCAGGATAGTAGTACACATCTTTTTTCACAAAAATATCTTTGCCGCCAAGTCCTTTACTTCTTACGTTTGCGTATACAAGTGTATTTTCATGCACAAGTTTTTTTGCTACTAGAGTTTGCAATAGTTGTTCAGACATCATTTTTTATTGTTTCCCTTAATTGAAATTCCACTATTTTATTAATACTTGACCCTAGTTTGAATTGTGCTAGTCTCAGCATGCTATCATTTAGAATGTAACCAAGGCTTTCTCCACACCAAGTCCCGTACATTTTATAAACATCACTTTCAACTCTAATACTGTCTGGATAATTGTTAGCCCAGTTTTGCCAGTCTGTATATTGATCTGCTGTAAGTCTTTCACCTAATATTTGAAATTTGTACTTTCCATATGGTAAACGTTTTTTTCTATATCTAATATTACGCTCAAGAATACTACCAGGAAAATATTTAATACTATGGAGTTCAACCATGCTCTCCGTAATATCTTCCTGTTTGTCCTGTAGACGTTTTACATAAGCAATTATTTTTTCGATTGTTTCTATATCATTGGTATAGTAGTTTAGTGTTTTGAACTCTACCCTTACTTTATCGCCAGATTTTTTTGCATACTTGCGCATGCCGCCTATAAAACTGTTGTGAATATGACTGTCTACCTTATATCCCCACATGTCCACAGTGGGCACACGCATTAATTCAGGATATCTATACTTGTATAACCATAGTTCTAAGCGATAAAGATATTTAGAATAGAATAATCTATCGTTATGCAGTAATGTTAGATTGTGCTGACTGCTCAGCGTCTCCAACTTCTGTAGTGCTTCCATCTGAATACCTAAATTTAATTAACAATTTATTGTTTACATTCCTAACTTTTATTTTACAACCATCTGCATCTTTGTCAACTAGTTTCCTTGCAATTGGCATACGCAATAGGCTGTCAATAGCACGAGCCATTGGACGGGCACCCATACGATCATCATAGCCTTTTGCTAGTATTAGATCAACACTGGGTTCGTCAACATGTAGTTTTACACCCTTATCCTGTAGTTGTGTTTGTAGTTCCTGAATAAACTTTAGGCATACCTTGCGTTTTGCAAGATCATCCAGTGCGGAGAATCTACACACCGCATCAATACGATTACGAAACTCTGGTGCAAAGAACTTTTTGTATGCATCATCTGCAGCATCATCGTGATGCTCCTGATCATTAAAACCTATGACACGTTTTTCTGCATCCGCCGCACCCAAGTTAGTAGTTAAAATAACATAACAGTTACGGGCATCTGCACGTTTTCCGTTAGAGCCTGTAACAAATCCTTCATCCATTAACTGGAGTAGCACATTAGAGACATCCGGATGTGCTTTTTCTATCTCGTCAAACAGTATTACTGCGTGTGGATTGCGTTCTATATCTCGAATTAGTAAACCGCCTCCCAAGTTATTATCTTCATATCCAACATATCCCGGTGGTGCACCTATAAAACGTGCTACTGTATGACGTTCCTGATACTCACTCATATCATAGCGTAAAAGTTTCATACTGTTTGCATCCGCAAGTTGTTTAGCAAGTTCGGTTTTTCCTGTGCCTGTAGGACCTGTAAACACAAACACACCCAGTGTTTTATCGCGCTTGTTTAGTCCTGCTTTGCTTACCCAAACTTTATCCAGCACACTATCCACTGCAATATCCTGCCCATATACTTTACCCTTAATGCGTTCTTCTATATCCTCAGGCGATATCTTTACTTCTTCGTTGTCTAGTTGTGTAATTGGAATACGAGCATATTTGCTTATTTCTTCCAGTATGTTTTGTTTATCAATTAAGGGTTTTTTTGTACCCAGTCTACGCTGTTTAGCCGCGGCACTGTCTATCATATCAAACGCTTTGTCAGGCAACCGCTTGTCTGTTAGATAAC